TATTCAATAAGCCCAGCATCAGCTGGACAAGCACCTTGGCAATATTTTACTTCTTATCCTGCAAAAAATTCTACTAATCAGACATATAGTTTAAGACAAGGATTAAATGGAAGTAAAGATCAAGGACTATACTATAGACTAGCTGTAAGAGGCGTTAACTCAAGTGGATCTTCGGCTCCAGCATATTCTGCAGCTACATCACAAATACCATTAATTCCAGTATATTCTGGAGGAGGAAGCTACACTGGTTCTTTATCATCTGGTAGCACAATATCAGCAACAAGAGGAACATGGAGTTCAACTGCTCCTCAATGGTTATATTCTTTTATGAGAGCATCAAATCCAGATGGAAGTAATACTACAGCTTTTATGCAAACAAGTTCTACTGATAGCGCAGGAAACCCATCCGCAGGATGGGGAAACTCATTTGGAAGAAACTACACAATTACTGCGTCAGACAGGGGATCGTACCTTGGAGTCATACTTACACCAATAGGTGGTAGTATTAGTGGAGGAAGCGGTGTTACAATTATGTTTGGATATGTACCATGATAAATGAAATATTAATAGAAAGACCAGAAGAGGCTCCAACCTTTTTTAAAGTTTCTTTAAATAATCCAAATGATGAATCATACATTCAATGGATTAAATCTACTGTAGGAGCAAGATGGGTAGATATTCAAGGAACTACATTAAACCTAATTAGAGAAAATAGGGACGGAACAATATATATTTATAATGAAGCTTTAGATAGTTGGGATATAGATGTCATATAAATTAGATGTTCTTTCTCATTCACCACTAGCCTTTTGGCCACTAGAATCTGTTTCTAGCAGTGGTTTATTGACCTATCAAGATTTATTAGATGACTATTCTACATATACTCAATTCTTAAACGGATTTGATACGTATGCTGAATCTAGCGGATCAATTACCCCAGACATTTCTGGCTCAAATAATACTGGTATATACATAGGCCTTTTATATGAAAACAATATTCCTTTAGTATCAGGATTAACTCAATCAAGAAAAATTAAAGGATCTTCTTCTATATTTTATCCAACCTTAAATGATCATACTCAGCCTCAGTCATCAGCAGGCTTTGGAACATCAAATGCTTCAGACAATGATTTTACTTTAGAATGCTGGGCATATGTAGATACATCCTCTACCTTAGATATACCATTAGTTGGAGACTCATCATCAGATGTAGGATTGTTCTATAGCAATAAGAATATTACATTTAAATTAAATTCTCAAGAAATTACATGGACGATTCCATATACAAAGAAAGCGCTTCATATAGTAGCTACATATACCCCTACAAATGCATATCTTTACATTGACGGTAAGATGGAGGTCCAGAAAGATCTTACTAATTTTGCATTTAATAACTCTAGCCTAAATCTATCTTCTGGCCCAGTAAATAACTCTAATGACTACATGCTAATAAATTCAGTTGCTATCTACAGATACTCACTAAGTCCTCAATCAATTAAAAGCCATTATGATAATGGAAAGACAATTGATTCAAATCAGGTAGTATATCCAGATGGGGGAGAGCTATTTAACATATACGATAATGCATTGTCGACAAAGTACTCATACTCTTATCCAGCTAATAGACAATGGGAAGACTTTTTGACTGATGATTTATACTATGACAATATAAATGATGCGATAAGAATTTCTTCAGGAACTGGTATTGCAAAAACCGTTATACTTAATGATTTTATAACTATCCCAAGCGGTGCAGAAATGGATGACTCCAGAATAGAATGGAGCGGAAATAATGGAATTACAGTCCAGACAAGTATTGACGGGATAACCTATCAGTCTTGTGTAAATGGTCAAGCAATTCCTCAATATTCTCTAGCATCATTTAATGCCTCTAGAAATCTATATATAAGAATTACAATGACAACATCAAATGATAGCCTATACCTTCCTAAACTATATAGCCTATCAATGAGCTTTTATAATAATCAAGTATTCTATGCAAATAACTCAGCCTCATATATCTCTCCTCTTCAGGGAGATGTAGGATTAAGCAATAGTAGATATGAGCTATTATCAAGGGATGCAAGAAATGGAATAGCCCTAGAAACAGGATCAGCATTTTCAATTAATACTAGTACCTTAACTAAATCATTAGAGTTCTTCTATACTCCATCTACAATAAATAACGGCGGGCTAGTAAAATCAACTTCTGGATCTGGATATTCAGCATCTAACTTCTCTTGGTCATCAGGAACAATATCCAAAACCAATATAGCCAAGATATATGTCAATGGAGTAGATAAGAGCACCCAGACAGATATCCATAATATTTTTGCCAAGGATCAGATGTATTATGTGGTTATCACATTTACTAATCCTATATCTGGGCAGATTGATATAAACTACTCTACCGCTGGCGCAATTTCGGCACTTTACCAGAATATAGCCATATATGATTATGCCCTAACCTTAAGTCAGGTAGTAGAACATTTTAACCTATACCTAGGAAATGCAACCGTATCCCTATCTAATTCGTTAATGACCATGACAGAAAACTCTTTTAATTACTATAATTACGACTGGACCGTAGTACAAAATATATAATTTTGTCACAACCCCTGACAATATCTGGACTTTAACCCAAAAGAATGGTAAAATTGTGATCTATGGATATTAATAAGATCAATACTCAGGTATTAGAAGAAGAAACTAGATTAGGCATATATGTTTGGGAAATGCCTGACGGAAAGTGGATAGGCGATGACGAAGGAAATTTTCTCTCAATCACATCAACAAAAGGAAACAAATCTAGAGTTAATGCACTGGCTGATGAAGTTAGGTCATACGGTATTCTTGAAGGCAGGCCTTTATTTCTTTCTGGACGCAGGAAGATCGACGACGAAGAATACCAGTATCAACAACAAAGATTAAAGTGGGGCCTTGTCCCAGATCCTATGGATGTAGGAAACTATAAAGACGAGATGAAAGCTTTGAAAAACGGAGGAGCAAAATAATGGAATATGTAGAAGACAACGATACATTTAGCAATGAGGTATCTATATCAAATTCATCTGATTTATTTAGCTTTAGCCAACCAGTAGTAATTGAAACCGATCCATTTAAAATAGAAGGCGAAGATTTAAAAAAAGTAATTGGACTAAGTCCAGCATTTCGTAGAAAAGTATCTAGAGATCTACAGAAAAGCTTTACTGGAATTGAAGGAACTGGAACACAGCAGAACCTATTGCAGCAAGCAGTAACTGGCTATGCAATGTTTGACCTTGTTCAACCAGTATACAATTTAGAATATCTTTCAAAGATATATGAAATTTCTCCATACAACTATGCAGCAATTAATGCTAAGGTTGCAAACATAGTCGGACTTGGATACTCATTTGTTGAAAGCAAAAAAGCGATGGAAGCACTAGACAATATTGAAGATGCTACACAGCTAACTCGTGCTAGACGAAAGATGGATAGAGTCAGACAGCAGTTAGATATTTGGCTAGAGGATGTAAATCAGGAAGAAACATTTGTTGAAACTCTAGTAAAAGTATATACAGATTTAGAAGCAACAGGAAATGGCTTCATTGAAATAGGCAGAACAACTAGCGGGAACATAGGATATATTGGACATATTCCAGCAAAGACTATGCGTGTTCGTAGACTTCGTGACGGATTTATACAGCTACTTTACGGCAAGGCAGTATTCTTTAGAAACTTTGGCGACATGGAAACAGAGAATCCAATTGCTGGTCAAGAAGATAGACCAAATGAAATTATTCATTTGAAGAAATATACCCCTATGAATAATTACTATGGAATTCCAGATATTGTTGCATCACAAAATGCAATGGCTGGAAACGAGTTTGCTGGTAAATACAACCTAGACTACTTTGAAAACAAGGCAGTACCACGTTATATTATTACAGTAAAGGGAGCAAAGCTTTCACCAGAATCAGAAAGAAAGCTTCTTGAGTTTTTCCAGGTAGGCCTTAAGGGCAAGAACCATAGATCACTTTATGTTCCACTTCCAGCAGATTCATCTGACTCGAAGGTAGAATTTAAGATGGATCCAGTAGAGGCTAATATTCAGGACTCATCATTTAATAATTATAGAAAAGCTAACCGTGATGAAATTCTTTTATCTCATCGTGTTCCAATTAATAAAATTGGAGTCCCAGAAGGAGTCAGCCTTGCCTCAGCGAGAGATGCCGATAAAATGTTTAAAGAGCAGGTATGTCGTCCAGCACAGGATATTCTAGAAAAGAAATTAAATAGAATTATTGCAGAAAAAACAGACATACTTATTTTGAAGTTTAATGAGCTAACCCTTACAGACGAAGACACTCAATCTAAAATTGATGAGAGATATTTGCGTATGCAGGTTATTACCCCAAATGAGGTAAGAATCCGAAAGGGAATGATTCCAATTGACGGTGGGGATGAAGTAATTCAATTAAAGCCTCAACAGGCAGCGGAACAAACAGCCCAAGCAATGAATAGTAGAGCCCGAACTCAAGAAAGAGATTCTAACTCACCTGATATTTCAGGGGAGGCCAGAAACCCAAAAGGTGAGGGTAGGGTCACAGCTTAATTATTAGGCAACTAGTTATTTGCCTTTTTACATTTTAAAAGATAAAATTAAGCATATGAATATTGAAAAATCTTTATGGTCTTCTCATGGCGATAACATCAGCTTATCTGTCCCATTCACTAAAGTCAATCGTGAAAAAAGAACTGTTTCTGGATTCGCAACTTTAGATAACATTGATCAAACAAATGATCTAGTAACTGCAGAAGCAAGCCTGAAAGCTTTTGAAAATTTCCGTGGCAATATCCGTGAAATGCATGGATCAAATGCTGTAGGCAAAATGCTTTCATTTAGACCAGAAACATTTTATGACCCAGCAACAAAAGAATTTTATAGCGGAGTATATGTAGATGCATATGTTTCTAAAGGCGCACAAGATACATGGGAAAAAGTTTTAGATGGAACTCTACAGGGATTTTCAATTGGCGGGAAAATCACAGAGTCAGATAACGAAGTAAATAAGTCAACAGGTAAGACTGTAAGATTTATTAAAGGCTACGACCTACTTGAGCTTTCAATTGTAGACTCGCCAGCAAATGAATTGTGTAATATTTTATCAATTCAGAAAGCAAACGGTTCTTTAATTTTTAAAGGTATTGCGGCAGAAGTTACTACAGAAAACATTTTTTATTGCGAAGAAAGCAAATCAGTATTCATCTCACAAGATGCATCATATGATTCCCCTGTTACTGGTAAACCAGCAGCACTAATTGGGTGGGTAGAGTCAAACGATGTTAATAAATCAAAAGAGATAGATAAAATTCTTGATTCATTTTTGAAGTCAAGATTACCGTTGCCTGAAAGACAAACAATTGCAAAACAGGCAAACGTAGAAGGAGGTAGTGAAGTGTCAGAAAACACAGAAACAGTAGTAGTTGAAGAAACTGCTCCAGTAGAAACACCAGTTGTTGCTGAGGAAGCACCAGCTGTTGAAGTAGCTGCAGAAGATGCAGTTGCAGACGCTTCTGCCGAAACTCTAGAAAAAGCAGCCGACGTATCAGAAGTTGAGGTTGATGAACCTGATTTTGCAAAGATGCTTGGTGATTTAAAGGGCTTTTTCTCAGAGACTCTAAATAAAGCTTCTGAGGCAAATGCAGCACAGGTTTCAACTATTAAAGAAACAGTAGAAACTTTTAGCAAGAGCGTCGATAGCAGAATTTCAGAATTGGCAGAACAACATGCCGTACTAAGCAAGGCTGTTGAAGATATCAAGGGCACAATTGATGGCGTAGAAAAGCGTGTCGATGCAGTTGAATCAGAGACTGCAATTAAGAAGTCCTCTGACCTTGGCGGGTCACAGGAAGTAACAATCAAAAAATCTAAATGGAACGGTTCTTTCCTCGGTTCCGTGAACGAATTATTTAACTAAAAAGGGTAGGTGAAACAAACAATGAGCAATGAATTATTAGAAAAGACAATTGCAGCAGGTACAACTGCTACAGGTACATTCGCATCCACTACAGGTGGGTCAGGAGTACACCGTGGATCAGAAAATGGCAACGGTGGTCTATTAAATGCAGAACAATCAGCTCGCTTTTTAGACTATATGTTCGACGCAACCGTAATTGGTAAAGTCGCCCGTACAGTCCGCATGAGAGCAGACACTACAGAAATTGATCGTATGTCAGTTGGAGAGAAGCTTATGAAGCTTGCAACTGAAGGAGACGACACAGCAGCAAACAGCGCTGTTACTTTCTCAAAGATCTCTTTGACAACAAAGAAACTTCGCTTGGATTGGGAGCTTTCAACAGAGTCTCTAGAAGACAACATTGAAGGTGCTGATCTAGAAGATCACATTGCCCGCTTGATGGCAACACAGGCAGGTAATGACATTGAAGATGTAATCCTTAACGGAAATACATCTCTAACTTCAGATGCACTATACAAGTCATTTGACGGTATTGTTAAGAAGGCAAAGGCTAGCGGTCACGTTGTTGACGCAGGTGGAGCTGCAGTAAGTCGTGCTGTATTTAACAGCGCTCTTAAGGCTCTTCCACGTAAGTACAAGCAACGCCGTTCAGATCTTCGCTTCCTAGCAGGATCAAACTTGATTCAAGATTTCCTATATGCTAACAGCATTGGAACAAACAACACAATTCCACAAGATATTGCTTCAAGCATTATCCGTGGACAAGAGGTACAACCATTAGGTGGACCTGCAGGATATGTGGCACCATTCGCATTCGGTATTCCGATTGTTGAAGTTCCACTTCTTCCAGAAGCACAAGATGGCGATTACACAGGAGAGACTGGCAACCACGGAGACATCCACTTGACATTCCCAAATAACGTAGTTATTGGTATCAAGCGTGACGTAACTGTTTACCGCTTCTTCTGGCCACGTAAGGACTCAATTGAGTACACAATGTATACTCGTGTTGGTGTTCAAATCGAGCAGGCAGATGCCTGGGTCGTTGTGAAGAACGTAAAAGTAGCTTCATAATAGGATTAATTCCGCAAGAAAGGCCCCCAATTAATTTTGGGGGCTTTTCATTTTAATTTAGTAATGCTATAATTAAATAACCTAGATTAAGGAGATTACTATGTCATTCGAGACATTAAAGATATCTGAACTTAGAAAGATCGCTGAAGATTTCGGCGTAGACACAGAAACATTAAAGAATAAAAATGATATTGTTGCATCCCTAGCAGACGAAGGCGTTACTTGGGCGGTATATCAAAAAACCATTAAAGACGTAGAGGATGCCAAGGAAGATATTTCTCACGAAATTCTACCTAAATTTGATCCAAAAGCGGAGCAGCCAGAAAATACTGTTTTAGTTAGAATGACAAGAGCTAACTTTAGGTATGATATTATGGGATTCACCTTTACTAAAGATCACCCATTTGTGGCAATGGATAAAGAAAAGGCACAAGAAATTTTTGACAAGGAGGAGGGTTTTAGATTAGCTAATCCAAAGGAAGTTCAAGAGTTCTATAGCTAATAAAACCCATGTATGGCAGAGGTATACAAAAATTCTAACGCACCAATAAGTACAAAGATATTTTTTGGTGGAGAAATTGTTGACGCAGACTCAACAGTTTTAGTTCAGCTATACGATATTACTAGTCCTTCTGCATCTACAAATCCATATAACCCAGGCACCCCAGTAGGAATATACCAGGCAACAAAAGTTGAAACGGATACTGGATCATATAAATTAAACTTACCATTTACATTAACGACTGTAGATAGAAAATTTAGGGTTCACTGGATTTATCAGTATCAAGGTCAAGAATTAATGCATTACACATTTGCCGATGTAGTAACCCCATACTGCAATATAATTGAGGCCATAGAGGATTTAAACATAGGATCAGATCAGTCTGACCCAAACTATAAGACATATCATGAAATTGCCATGGCTGAAAAGTATGCTAGAAAAATAATTGATGACTATACTGGACAGAACTTTACTCTGTATACAGACACAGAAACAGTATATGGATCTGGCTCAGACATTCTACCAACTTCATATAAACTTCATACTTTAGAAAAGCTATACGCTAATGATATTTTATTAATAGACAACATTAATCAAATAAACAATATTGGCTATAACTTACAGGTATCAGAATCTGGTTTTGGTATAAGATTAAATAGAAATAATATAGTTGACAACACAGTATACGTTGCAAATGGAATGGTTCCGCCATCTCTATACGGAGAAGGATTTTTTAATAAAAATACAACATATATTTTGCAAGGAAAATTTGGATGGAATAGAGTTCCAGACGAAGTAGAGCAAGCATGTATACAGCTCATCGGACATTTCTTTGATAAAGATAGACACTGGAAAGATCAGTATGTAAAATCAATACAGACATTCGACTGGAAGATTGATTATAATTCAGACATTCATTCTGGCACAGGCTGCGCCTACGCAGACAAGCTTCTATCCCCATATGTTTTAAATCAAATGGTTGTGATCTAAATGTTTTCAGTCATAGACTCAGTTCTGTCTATGAAAATGGATGTGTATAGACAGTCTGATGCACAGAATCCAGATACTGGGGCAATCATAAAAGAGTGGAATTATTACAAGACACTAGATTGTCATGCAAAAGGCGTCATTAGCAATTCAGCTACTACCCGCTCAAGCGATAAGCAAGTATTTGATAATAGATATTTAAACGATCAGGTGATTCAAATTAGAACATCTGAGAGACTTATTCTCAGAGAAAAAATTACTAACGTTAGAGATAAAGACGGTAATATAATCTGGGCAGAGATTAACTTTCCCACAGAAACACCAACAGTATTTGAAGTAATAGGAACAACCCCGATAACAGATCCATTTGGAAGAGTAATTGGATACAACTCATCTATGAAGAGATCGGAGAACCAGCAAATTGGAATCTAGTAAATTACTGGTACAGGCAGCAAGCAGCCTTGAAAGATTAATGGTTGGAAACTCAAGAGATGCCTCAATTAAGGATAGCAATGTAGCGCAAATATCTGCAGCAATATACTATCAGGCTAATGTCATTGCTAAATTGACAGAAAGCAAGCAATTTAAAGACAAATTTAAATCTGTGATATTCGCACAAATTCTAAAAGACTTTGGAAATTATGTAGACGCACAGGCTAGAGTAAAACCTAATTCCCTACATCATATGTATGAGTGGAAAAAGGCAGGAGATGAAAAGGCAAGACTATTTAATCTAAGAATGATAGATGGAGAAGGAGTCTCATTTAAAATATCTTATGAGTATAAATTATCTAAATCATTTGTTCCAGCCCCAGAAGGAAGAAGAAGACACGTATTCTCAAATAAAGCTTCCGTGATGGAGGCTGGAATGCCTCTAATAATTGCTCCACGCCATTCTGAGAGGCTTGTATTCGATTCTAATGGTCAGACTATCTTTATGCCCAAAGGGGCCTCAGTGACCGTTAAAAGGCCTGGAGGAAGCGGTGTAAAAAATCAGTTTACTTTAAAGTATAGTATATTTTTTAGAAGTCAATTAGTTAATCAATCTATTAAGGCTTCAGGATTCCAGAGACTATTTAACTCATCATTGACAAAAGCAATGAATCTTCCAGCATCAATTAAAAAGGTTCAATATTCATTCTCACCAAATACTATTAGATCTATGGCGGACTCAGCAGTAACACAATCATTTGGAGGTGCAATGGTATGACACCTGATTATAAATTAGACGCTATGTTTGAGCTAAGAAAATTTTTATGGAGTAAGCTTGTTCTGACTGGAATATTCGATAATGATGAATACTACAGCGACAACCTTGCCGAAACAATAATTCCAATTATTCCAGTTCAGCAGGCTCCAGAAATGAATCAATTTTTGAGCGGGAAAAAGCATATAGTCTACGATAAGATAGGTACCTCTTATGAGGAAAACTGGATGGTATGCTGTGAGCAAATCCTATTTACAATATACTCCACAGACTTTTCGGAAATTAATGAAATTAGAAACTTTATGATGGATCAGTTTAGAAGAATGGATGAGTCTGCTAGGGATATAAATAGGTACTCTGGATTATCTGATAAATTTAAATTTCATAGCATATTTATAGCAGATATATCTCCAACTGAGCCATCTCAAGAATTACAGGGATTCCTCTCTGCAGACGTCATTTTAGAAGTAAAGTATTCAAGAATGGTCGACTCAGTAGGTAGATTTTTATAATTTGCCTTATAGCCTATTATGGCCTAAAATTGGACTAGAGGAAAGAGCCTAGCCAGCGAAACAAATTTTTAGAAACCACAGGAGGTGGAAATAAATATGGCAATTCAAAATACAGGTAATGCCCGCAATATTCTTGTAGGAGCATCACCACTATTCTTGACAGTTGAAGATTCAACTGTTTCAGGGTATGTTGAAGACATGGAAGCAGGATCACTCAGCGCTTTTGTTGCAAACAAAAACAGATCTGTACCAGCTTTCGTTCCGTCACAATCATACACTACTACATTAAATAACGTCGAGACAGTATCAGCAGCAACCGACACACCAGCAGGTACAAAGGGTGCAGCATACCGTAACGTAGGTTATACAAATAACGGTCTTCAAATTACTTACAATCCAACATACGATTCAGTAACAGTAGATCAGTTGCTAGATACAGCAAAGCTTTTCAAGTCTGCGATGGAAGTTATGATCGCAACAGAAATGTCAGAAGGAACACTAGAAAACGTTCTAGTTGTATTCGGACAGAAAGCTGCAACATTAAATTCAGGAACTCTAGGATTAGAGGCAGGAGCACTTGGCTCAGCCCCTACAGAGCGTCAATTAATTGCAGTTGGACAAGCTCCAACTACAGCAGTTAACGCAAACACAGAGCGTGTATACTATGCACGTCGTGTTCTATCTGTTCAGCAATCACAGTTCTCTCTATCACGCAGCACACCAACAACATTCCCAGTAACCTTCCGTCTTTTGCCATCAGGTAGCTCAAGCTACGTTGGCTCAGAGTACGGTAAGATTATTGACCGTGTAATCACTGCATAATAATTTAATTAAATTATTAACGGAAGCCCTCAGAAATGAGGGCTTTCTGCTTGTATTATTAAATCAAGTTTAGTATAATGATTAGGACTATCCAAGGAGGATATAAATTGGCTACAACCGTATACGACGTAGAAGAAATCACCTTACAGAATGGTGACAAGGTCCGACTTAAGCCCTTAACAATTAAGGCGCTAAGAAAATTTATGGCGGCTATCGCAAAGACAGCAACATCTCAAACAGAGGATGAAACACTAACAATTCTTATTGATGCATGTGCCGTTGCTATAGAACTACAACTACCAGAGTTAGCAAACAACAGAGAGGCATTAGAGTCAGCATTAGATATGCCAACTATTAATCGCATCCTTGAAGTTTGCGGAGGAATTAAACTAGACGACCCAAACCTGGGAGCGGCAGCAGTTCTTCCTGGTCAGAACTCGATCTAGCCGCTCTTGAAGGAGAAGTTTTTCTTTTAGGTAATTGGAAAAATTACGAAGAACTAGAAGAAAATATTTCTATGCCAGAGCTTATACAGACTTTTAAATCTATGCAAAAAACTGAAGAAGAGAAAAGAAAATTTCTAGCATCTCTTCAGGGCATAAATTTAAATGAAGAAAAAGAAGAAGAAGGTTCTACCTTTGAAGATGTACGAAAGAGAGCACTTGGAATAGATACATCATCTGATGATGTTGTTTCTTTACAAGGCCCTTATGCAGCAGAAGCTGGTTTCGGAATCGGAGCAGGGTTAGGATACTCTAGGGAGTAATATAGTTAAATGGCCGACGAACAAATAGTCACCAATATAGTCGCAACCTCCGACTTTTCAAATCTTATTACAGATCTCAATAAGGTTTCTTCGGCATTAACAAAATTACAGGATAAGCTTCAGGCAACAAATAAAACATTAGCCGCACAAGTTGCGGTGATGAATAGATCATTCGCAGATACCATAAGAAGTACTGGTCAATTCTCTACACACTTTGTTAGCTTAACATCTGATGTAGATAAGTTTGGACAGCAATTAGATAGAGGCCAAATGAAACTTGGCCAGTTCTTCAGGGTATATGCTCAGCATGCTAAATCAAATGGCGGATTAATAAGAGACTTAGCAAAACAACAAGTTCAACTACAAAACTCAGTTCTACAGCCACTAGGCAAAAATGCTGAAGGGTTAATGCAATACAATGTTCATATTCCAAGAGGAATTGATGTAATAAAGAACAAGACAGCAATTGCAAGACAAGAACTTCAGATCATGAATAAGGTTGTTCAAGAGGGCGCAGGACAATTAATTAACTGGGGTAAAAATACACAGTGGGCAGGACGTCAGTTAACAGTAGGTCTTACTGTTCCGATGGCGGCATTTGGTAAAGCATCAGCTGATGCATTCAGAACTGCTGACGAACAATTAGTTAGATTAACAAAGGTTTATGGTGGTATATCTCAAACATCTAGTTCAGAATTATTGAAAGTAAGAAAAGATGTAATAGAGACAGCTAGACAAATTTCAAAATCAATGGGTGCAAGTTTTAATGAAACAATTGGATTAGCAGCAGATATTGCAGCAACTGGTAAAACAGGAAACGAATTACTAAAGTCGGTTCAGGAAACAACACGTTTAGCAGTACTTGGTGAAGTAGATAGACAAGAAGCTATGAAGGCTACCCTGGCAATTCAAACAGCTTTTAAATCAAATACTGAAGAGCTAACAGAATCAATTAACTTTTTAAACGCAGTTGAAAACCAGACATCAACAACTCTAAACGATTTAGTAGAAGCAATTCCAAAAGCTGGACCAATTGTTAAAGGTCTAGGCGGAGATGTAAAAGACCTTGCCTTATACCTTACAGCAATGCGTGAAGGTGGAATTAATGCATCTGAAGGAGCAAACGCATTAAAGTCAGGTTTAGCATCTCTTATTAATCCAACTAAAGTAGCAACAGGCATGTTTGCTGATTTTGGCATAGATTTAAAAAATATAGTACAAAAAAATGCTGGAGATACAACTGCTACTATTTTAGAATTGCAGTCAGCATTAGAAACATTAAATCCTTTACAGAAACAACAGGCTTTAGAGCAGCTATTTGGTAAGTTCCAGTTTGCACGTATGAACGCATTGTTTGAGAATCTTGGAAAACAAGGAAGTCAGACACTACAAGTACTAGACTTGATGAAGGCAAGCAGTCAAGATTTATCTAATTTAGCAGGACGAGAATTAGCACAAGTAACAGAGTCTGCTTCTGGTAGATACCGCAGAGCCCTAGAAGGATTAAAAGCTGATCTTGCAGCCGTAGGAGATCAATTCTTGAATATTAATACAAGTCTTATTAACTTTGTAGATGGAATATTGAAGTTTATTCAGAAACTTCCAGACCCAATAAAGAAAATACTTGGATTCCTGGGAATGTTTACTGCAGCGGCAGGACCTTTAATTATGTTAACTGGTGTTCTTGGAAACTTCTTTGGATACATAATCAAGGGTGTATCTCATATGAGAGCATTATTTAAAGGCGGAGAAGGATGGAAACTTTTAACACCAGAAATTTTAGCAGCTAATAAAGCTGGTAATTTAGTAGAACAAACATTTTATAGCGATGCAAAAGCCGCAGCAGTATTAAAACAATCTATTGCTGGTCTAACAGCAGAGTTTGCAGTATTACAGCAAAAGGCTACGTCTGCTGCAGTATCAATTAATCCAGGAATTTCAACTATGGCTGGCAATGTTATTGTTGCAGGAGGCCCAAGAGTAGTAGATCCTAGACATCCATTAGTTGGAAAGCCTGACACAAGAGCAGCAGCACATCATAATCCAAGAGGAATGATGACTCAGGCACAAAGAGATGCTCAAACAATTCACTCAGTAACACCAGGATCAATTGATGTAAACCAAAGAATTGGTACAACTCCTCAAATGTTTATGTCTGGAGACCTTCCAAAAATTGAAGGACTTACAGCAGTAAAGGGAGTATCAACTGGAATAGTTGCAGGAGAAGCAGCTAAGTGGCATGCTCTTATGGGATCACTTTCGATGTTGAGCAAAAAAGAAGTTGCAACATTAAAGAAAGAAATTGCAAGAACTGGAACTTTTAGCACAGACATAAGCCAGTCATTTGGACAACTTCTTCCAGTAATGACAGATATAACAAATAATGCTGCAAGAAGATCTGCTCAAATAGTTGCACAACTTCAAGCTGGAAAAATTACTTTAGATGCAGCCCGTTCAAAAATTATTGCATTAAATGCTGAAATAGAAGCAATGATGGCACAGGCAACAACACAAGTTGCAACTGGTCTAGGACGAACAGCATCATTAACTCAGACACCTTTAACTGGACAACCTATTGTAAGTCCTACAGGAAAATCAAATATTAAAGAAATTTTTAGATCTGGGAGAAAAGGCAAAGCGGTAATTGATACTATTGCCAGATCTCTTGGAATTAGAACTTATGGAGCTGGATACTCAACAGAAACAACTATACCTAAAAAGATGGCTACTGGTGGAATTGTTCCAGGAGTTGGTAATACAGATACATATTCTACAACTCTTCCAGAAGGTGCATTTGTTGTAAATAAACAAGCAACTGCACAAAATATGGATATCATCGCCCCAATGCTTGGAATGAATATGGGCGGACAAGTTCCAGTAATGCTTACTCCTGGAGAAGCAGTAATTGATCCTAAAACAGCTAGCGCTAATTTAGATACACTTTATGGCATTAATGGTCCAGGAGCACAAGGACCTGGATATAGGCTAGGTGGATACGTACCATCTGCAATAGCAAACTCAATTCTTAGCGCATTTAAAATTTCATCAAGATCTACAAAGTCAGCAAAACTTCTTGGTAACTGGGGAATGCTTTTACCAAAAGGCATTAACAGCGGACTTGCTGGCAACAAGAGCGTAAGAGGCGCAGAGTTAATAAAATACACACAAGATCCTTCTAGACAAACATCCGTTGGAGAATTTTTAGCTCACGTAGGAGTTCCTGCAAAAGAAATTAAAAGAATTCAGTCTAACATAGCTAAAAAAATTACAGAATCAATAGACCCAAGAGATTCTTATAACGATGCAATGTTAGGCCAAGTATCATTTTCTGTTATAGATAAAGAAATCAGATCTCTTGAAAGTAGGCTCCCAGGAATATCTTTAGCATATCAAAAAGATAGAATGACTCCTGGAAGAAGAGATACACGCAAAACTCCTAGAGCTGGAGAGACACAAGCAGAAGCAGATAAACGTGGCGGCGGAAGCCCTACAGGACTAAGAGCGCCAGGTGGAAGAAAGAGCGGATATAAAACTGGAAAAGACGGAGAAGCCTTTGCTCATTTTACAGATGCAGACTTTGAAGAAAACTTAGCTTTAATTGGACAGTCAATGGGGCACATGGTTGGAGGTTATAATCCAGCAGTCCGTGGCATACATCCAAATAGTTATTCTATTAATTCACATGGCAGAATGACAAATCTTGGGATGCCTTTACGAAAGTTAGAACGTGGATGGTCAAATCCAAGATATGTGGCGCCTGATCCAAATTCAATAGCATTAACTAATAAATGGAGAAGAGGATATAACTCTGGCGGAATGGTTTCAATGCCAAGATCAATTCCAGTTCCACAACAAAATGGTAAGTATAATATGGGCGGAAAAGTTCAAGGATACAATGCTGGCGGAATGATTGCATCCACACTACTCGGACTACTTGCATCACAAGGAGGCTCAGCGCTTGGATCTAAGTTTGGCGGAGAAACTGGTTCAATGATTGGTGGAATGTTAGGATTCTCAATTCCAGGAATGTTAATGGCTGGTAGAGGACCTAGAATGGCAAAGGGTTCAGAAGAAGCACAAGGATTCTATGGAAACAAATTAGACAAATCAATTATAGGTAATACTAAGTTTGGCGCATCTTTAGCAAATACTGCAGCACAAGGATCTAAGGTATCTAGAGTCCTTATGGGAATGGCTGGTATATTAACAAAGACAAACTTAATTTTAGCTGGAGTCACAACAGCAGCAGTACTTGGATATAAAGCTTGGCAAAATCATAAAGAAGCACTTAGACTAAATCAATTAAGTTATGGCTTAACAGCAGAGGCAGCTCAAAAGGCTGGATTAAAGTTTGTTGATTATAATGCTAAGATCAAAGATTCTATTAATAATGTAAAGATGGTTACAGAAAGAAACAAGCTTATGTACGAAAGCATGAAGAGTGCTGGATTACCTATTCAAATGACTATTGAGCAATATAAGAAGTTAAGAAAAGAAGTTAAGTCTACAATGTCAGATTATGTAAAGATGATTGACAGAGCTAAAGACGGAGACCTTGCTTCTATGGCAGAAAGATTAAAGACACAATTTATTGCTGCTGGAATGTCTGCAGATGAAGCAGCAAAGAAGATTTATATAGCCTTTACATTATCTAATAAGGCTGCATCAGCAGCTGTATCAACAGTTGGAAATGCTAACTTTAATAAAATAATTGATGCTCAAACAGCAGCAGTTCAAGCAATGGAATCATTTAATAAGGCAGCATCATTTGAGGACGCAAAGACACAGGCAACCGCATTAAACACAGCTTTGCAGGCAGTAGATGGAAGCCTAGAAAATATTGTATCTGAAAGTCAAAAGAAAGCTGATGC